TAAGACTAGGAAGACAAATTAATGAATATGATAATGCTCTTTTAGATATAATTCCTAATAATGTATTTTTTGGTGGTGGTAGAAAACCCACCGATACAGACCTTACTCCAGCTGAAGTATTTAAAAAAGCATATGATGAATCTCTTGGTGCTGAGATTCTTGATGATTTAAATAATGCAGGTGGTAAGTTTCCAATATTTGGAAGTCAAGAAAATAAAGATAAAGCAGCGTTAAAATATAAGCTAGAACTTGATTTAATAAATAAAAAAGAATTTGAAAATTTATCACTAAAACGTGAGGCTGTAATTGCTTTTGAGGCTCTTGGTGGAGAAGCAAATGAATTTGGTTTAACTATAGATGATGTAAGAGAAAAATTAAAAGAAGCTAGAAATGACACTTTTAATTTTAAAGAAGAATTTAAAAAAGTAGCTGATGAAGCTTTAAACTTACGAGACAATATTGAACAGTTAGCAGTTCAATCGATAAATAAACTTGCGGATGGTTTTGTAGAACTTGCTATGACAGGAAAAGCTAGTTTTGGAGAACTAGCAAGATCAATATTAGCTGATTTACAAAGAATGATTTTAAAAGCATTATTTTTTAAAGCACTATTTGGATTATTCCCAGGCTTAGAAACTTTCTTGGGATTTGAAAAAGGTGGTGTTGTTGAAAAAAGTGCTAAAGGTAATGTATTTGCACGAAATAATGTACAGCCGTTCTATCGAGGGGGAGTTGTTGATAAGCCAAGTATTTTTCCTATGGCAACCGGGGTCGGCCTAATGGCAGAGCGTGGACCAGAAGCGATCATGCCGTTGAAGAGAGGTAAAGGAGGTAGATTAGGAGTTGAATCTTCTGGAGGTGTTGGTAATATTGTCGTAAATGTAGATGCTTCTGGTAGTTCTGTAGAAGGTGATTCTGCACAATCAGAACAATTTGGTAGGGCTTTAGCTGCTGCTATACAATCAGAAATAGTACAACAACAAAGGCCTGGAGGTTTACTTAGTTAATGGCTACTTTTCCGTCTATTGAACCTAGTTTTAGTGTTAAAAAAGAACAAGCACCAGTAACTAAAACTGTGCGTTTTGCTGATGGTTATGAGCATCGTTTGATGTTTGGCTTGCCAAATAATCAAAACCCAAGAAAGTATAGTTTAAAATGGGAAAATATTACTGAAGAACAGTCTGATACTATCGATTATTTTTTACAACAAAGAGCTTTTGACAAGGCTAGTTTTGACTATGCTCCTCCAAGAGAAAATTTTACAAAAACAGGAACATATACACAAAACGCATTGGTCATAAGTATCACTATGACGAATCATAGATTATTTGCTGGTGATTCAATAGTTATTGATTTTACATCTGGATCATCATCTGACGGAACTTATGTAGTTTCTTCAGTTACTAACGCAAATGTTTTTGTAGTAACTGCCTCTAGTAGTGCAACAACAAATGGAAATGTATCAATAACAAAAACTGGATCAGGTAAATTTGTTTGTGAAAAATGGACAAAAACAATTGATTTGCCAACTCTTGCCACTATTAATGCAACATTCAGAGAAGTCTTTGAACCATGAGTACTGCACCTGTTTTTAGCGATTTACAAAAAATAAATCCATCGTCAATAATAGAACTATTTACCTTAACTTTGGATTCTGCTTTGCATGGTGCAAATACAGTATATAGATTTCATTCTGGCAGTAACTTAAATGCAAATGGTGAGATAGTTTGGGATGGGAATAGTTATCTTCGTTTTCCTATACAAGCTACAGGTTTTGCTTACAAACGAGGTCAACTACCAAGACCACAAATTAGTGTTAGTAACATGGGAACTCCATCAATATCAGCACTATTATTAACTGTTAATGAAACAACCGAAGGAAATGATTTAGGTGGTGCAAAAGTTGTACGGATTAGAACAATGGCAAAATTTTTAGATGCTGCAAATTTCTCTGGTTCTACAAATCCTTTTGGCACTCCAGATCCAAACGCAGAGTTTCCTCAAGAAATATATTTTATAGATCGTAAATCAGCAGAAAACAGAGAAGTAGTAACTTGGGAACTTGCTGCTGTTTTTGATCTTGCTGGAATTCGTGCGCCTAAACGTCAATGCACAAGAGCTTTATTTCCAACAATAGGTACGTTTGTTCAATGAGCTGGAAAGATAAAGCATTGGCTCATGCAAAGGAGGAAGATCCAAAAGAATCGGTGGGCTTGTTGTTAAATATAAAAGGTAAAGAAAGATATTTTCCTTGCAATAATTTATCTATATCTAATTATCAAGAATTTATTTTAGATCCAGAAGATTATGTAAAAGCAGATAATCTTGGAACAATAATGGCAATAATTCACAGCCACCCCATCTCTCCACCTACCCCAAGTCAAGCAGATAGAATAAGCTGTGAGCAAAGTAAATTACCTTGGTATATTGTTAATCCAAGAACAGAAAAATGGGGTGAATGTATTCCTAATGGCTATGTAGCAGATTTATTAGGAAGAACTTGGGTCTGGGGCATAACTGATTGTTGGTCTTTAGTTCGTGATTGGTATAAACAAGAAAGAAATATAAAACTTATTGATTACGAAAGAAATATGACTCCAGAAGAATTTTTAAAAAATCCATTATTTGAAAAATATGCAAAAGATACTGGTTTTAGAGAATTAGGAAATGATGAGGTATTACAGAAAGGTGATGTATTATTAATGTCTATAGGATCTGTTGGTTTAAATCATGTAGCTATTTTTCTTGGTGATATGGTTTTGCATCATTTAGCCGATAGACTATCTTGTAGAGAACCATACTCAGAATGGTTGTTAAAAAGCACTGGAAAGAGGTATCGTTATGCTTCGTAAAGTAAAATTATATGGAGAACTTGCAGAGTTTGTAGGTCATAAAGAGTTAAAAGCTGTTGTTAGAAATCCAGCAGAAGCGGTCAGATTTCTTATAACTAATTTCCCAAAATTAGAAGCACATATGGCAAACCAATATTATCAAGTTTTAGTAGGGAAAGAAGATATTGATAAAGAAGAATTGCATAATCCTATAGGTCAATCAGACATATCTTTTGTCCCTGTAATTACTGGTGCTGGTGGTAATAGTCCATTTGGAAGAATTTTGCTTGGAGGAGCATTAATAGGAGCATCATTCCTTTTCCCCGGAGCAGGGTTATTTGGAACTCAAAGTGTTTTTGGTGCAACAGCGTTTGGTACTGGGGCTGCCGCTGGAGGTGCTTTTGCGACAGGACTTGGTACTGCTCTTAGTGCTGTTGGTGCTGCATTAGTTCTAAATGGAGTTTCAGAAATGTTATTCCCTATGCCAAAACCAGAGGAGCAAGAAGACGATCCAAGAATATCATTTGGCTTTTCGGGGGTGCAAAATACAGGAAGAGCCGGGACTAGCCATCCGATTGTATATGGAGAAATTGTGACTGGATCTGTGGTAATTTCTGCTGGTATTGATACAAATCAGGTGCAAGTATGACAGATAAAATTATTAGAGGTTCTGGTGGGCCTCCTCCTACACCCCCTGCTCCATATCGTGCGCCAGATACTTTAAATAGTAGGCAGTTTGCAACTATACAAGACTTGTTATCTGAGGGGGAAATAGAAGGTTTTGCAACTCCATCAAAAGCAGGGTTAACAAGAAATACTACTGCATATAATAATGCAGCATTAAAAGATATATTTTTAAACGATACTCCAATATTAAGAGAAGGTGCAAATAATTCTAATCCTTCTGCTGGTGACTTTGCTTTTCAAAATGTAGGTTTTAAAGTTAAATTTGGCACTTCAAACCAAACTCCTATGACAGGTATTGTTAAGGAGGGCGGTGAAAATACACTTGCGGTTGGTGGTACTCCTAGCAATCCTCTTGGAACAAACGCATCTGCCGCAGCTAATTCAGTTACTAAAAGGGTTGTAAACAATAATATTGATGCTGTAAAAGTTACTATTACATTTCCGCAGTTACAAGAAGCCAAAGACAATGGTGATTTGATTGGGGCAGAAGTTACATTACGAATAAAAGTATCTTATGATGGTGGTTCTTATAGCACAAAAATAACAGATACAGTTAAAGGTAGATCTGCTGATTCATATTCAAAGCAATATAGATTTGATTTAGATTCATTTTCTACTTCATGTGATGTTCGTGTAGAAAGAGTTACTAAAGATAGCGAGAGTGAAAGTTTAAAAGATGAATTTAGATATGTATCATTAGGCGAGATAGAAGACACGCAGCAATCATATCCTAATAGTGCTTATACAGCTTTACGCTTAGATTCAGAACAATTTAGCTCAATCCCCAAACGTGCTTTTAGAATAAGAGGAGTAAAAATTAAAATTCCAGCATCAAATAGTACTGGTACCCCAACAGTAGTTAGTAATCAAACACAAGCTACTGCATTAGGTCTTGGTACTGTAAGTAGTTTTGGATTCATACATTATCCTACTAACTACGTCTTTGATGGCACAATGGGAGCAGCCCAATGGTGTAGTTGCCCTAGCATGGTGTTGCTGGACTTACTCACAAGTCAAAGATTTGGTTTTGGTACACAGATCTCACCTGACCAATCAACAGATGCTAAAAGATATGAAAATTTAGATTTATTTAGTTTTGTAGCAGCTAGTAGATACGCAAATGCATTAGTAAGTAATGGTTTTGGTCATAGAGAACCAAGGTTTAGTTGCAATGTAAATATACAGTCATCAAAAGAAGCTTTTGAACTAATTAAAGATCTAGCAGCAGTTATGAGATGCATGACTATTTGGAGTTCTGGATCTATAACAATTTCGCAAGACAGACCAACGGATGCTAGTTATTTATTTAGTTTATCTAATGTAACCTCAGAAGGTTTTAACTATACAGGGTCTAGCCTTAAGCAAAGGAATACAGTTATAGCTGTCAGTTATTTCAATATGGACAGTAGGCAAATAGATTATGAGGTTGTAGGAGATGATGTTTCTGGCTCAAACGCATTACAGGAAGATATTGATAGACAGGCAAAGTTTGGGATAGTTAAGAAAGATATTAAAGCTTTCGCTTGTACATCAAGAGGACAAGCTCGAAGATTGGGAAAAGCAATACTTCTAAGCGAGGAGTCGGAGACAGAAGTAGTTAATTTTTCTACTTCACTTGAAGCTGGTGCAATCGTTAGGCCGGGTGCTGTGATTAGCATACAAGATCCAGTAAGAAGAGGTGAAAGAAGGTCAGGTCGTATAAAAGCTGCAACGACAACACAAATTACTACTGATGATGCAATACAAAATTTTGAAGGTGCTAATCAAAAATGTAGTGTTATATTGCCTGATGGAAGTGTTGAGTCTGGATCAATAGCAAATATATCTTCTGATGACTCTGTTATAACTGTCAATAATATTACGAGAAGAGATGGATCAACAGGTAATTCATCTTTTACAGAAGCTCCAAATGTTAATTCAATTTGGTTAATACAGAGTGATAAAGAAGGAGAAAAACCTGCAACTTATAGAGTTGTAAGTATTGAGGAAAAAGATGGTATTAACTATTCAATAACAGCAATAACATATCGTGCAGAAAAATATGCAGCTATAGACAATATGCAAGGTATAACTTTGCCACCAAGAAGTATATCTCTCCTCAATCAACCAAAATTGCCTCCAGCAAGTATTTCCGCAGAAGAAAGAATTGTAGTTATTAATGCTCTTGCTGTTGTTAAATTAATTGTTTCTTGGCAATCAGTTCAAGGAGTAACTCAGTATTTATTGCAATATAGATATCAAGGAGGAAACTGGACAAATATAATTGTATTTAGACCTGATTATGAAATAACTGGAACTGATGCTGGTTTGTACGAATTTAAAGTTTTTTCATATAATGCTGCATTAAAATTATCAACAACTTCTGCTGATTTATCTTTTAATGCTTTAGGTAAAACAGCACCTCCATCTGATGTAGAAAATTTATCAATAGAACCTGTAACTAATAAATTTGTAAGATTAAGATGGGATTTATCAAGAGATCCAGATGTTATACATGGTGGTCGAGTATATGTAAGACATTCAAATAAAACGGATGGTAGTGGTACATTCCAAAACTCTGTAGATTTAATACCAGCTTTGGCTGGAAACACTACGGAAGCAACTCTACCAAATCTTGAAGGAGAATATATTTTAAAATTCCGTGATGATCAAGGAAACTTTAGTACAGGAGAAACTTCGATAATATTAGATTTACCAGATTTGATAGACGAGAAGGTAGTATTGCAAGATAGAGAAGATACCGATAGCTCACCATTTGCAGGTACTAGAGTAAGAACAAGTTTAGTAAGTGGAGGTTTAGAACTTACTGATCCCACATCTACTATCACAGGCACATATAGTCAATCAGGAAAAACTGTAACTATCACGATTTCAAATCATGGAGTTATTGTTGGAGAAAAATTAGATATTACTTATATAACTGGAGGGTCAATTAGTGGTACATTCCAAGTTGCAAGTGTTACTAATACAAATGTTTTTACAGTACAAGCAAAAGATAATCGAACAATAACAGGTAATGTTTCTATTGCTATTGGTCTAAGAGGTACATATAGCTTTGCAAACAAAATTGATCTTGGTGGTATTTTTTCTTTAAATTTAAAACGATTAATGCAGAGTATTGGCTTTGCAGAAGGTGGACAAACTATAACTGCAACTTATACGCAGTCAGGAACTACTGTACAAATTACAAGTACAAGTCATGGTCGTTCTGTAGGGGATTATATAGATTTTAATTCTATTACTGGCGCAGGGGTTGACGGCACATATCAAATAACAGCAGTTACTACAAATACTTTTAATTTTACTTCTGGAACTTCACAAACTGTTTCTTCATCTAATTGCACATTTGCCTTTGTTAATACAATAGATCAGCTAATACCAGCAGGGACTTTCTGGGATGATTATGCTCCCAATGGCAATTTTGATGGCCCAGAAGTAAATGACGTTAGCGCAAATATTAATGTACGAACTACAAATGTTGACCCTACATCTAATAGTGCAGTATTTAGTGCTTTTAACAGATTTGCAAATGGAACTTTTAAAGGTCGAGGATTCGATTTTAGAGTTAATATAGAATCTGAAAATATTGCTCACAATATCAATATTCAACAATTAGCTATAATTGCTTCTTTTGAATCGAGGACAGAGTTAAGTCATATATTAAGTAATGGTGATATAAGTAGTGAAAAAATTACATCATCAGGAACATCATCAGGTACTACAGTTGAATTTGCTAATCCGTTTTTTGTAGGAACTTCTACATTAGGAGGACTTGATAAATTTTTACCATCAATAGGAATTACAATTCAAAATGCTCAAGGTGGTGATTTCTTTCAAATAACTCATGTAAATGATTCTAATGGTCTTAAAGGTCGAAAATTTAATATTAAGATTATGAATGGAAGTACATCTAATCATGTTCAAAGGGATTTTACGTTTCAAGCTGTCGGGTATGGCAAAGGGGTGTAATATAAGAAAAAGGATTTATAGATGACACAGCAAGTTCCTAATAAACTTATAAACAATGCTTCTGGTCAGGTAGTAAGACTTGATATAGAAAATACAATTAAAGCTGTTGCCGCAAATAATTTTGGACCTTTGTCATCTGGAGGTGAATTATTACCTTGTGAATTTTTTGCACAATCAGATCAATCAAAAAAATTATTTATAAGAGGAACAACAGGTGGTAACGTAGCTGATCAAAGTCATACACCTATTTCAGAAAGAGCAACACTATTTGAGGTTGGTAATTTAGATGAAGCTAATCTAGGTTTGCTTCCTAGGGCTGGCGGTATTATGACTGGTCAGTTATTAGGAGATGATCTTTCTGGGGTTGGAAGCCCGGCTTTTTCTTTTGACGGAGATACAGATACAGGAATGTTTAGGGAAGGTTCTGATTCTATTGGCTTTGCTACTGGTGGTACACGAAAATTATTAGTAGATGATATTGGAATAACTGTTATTGGCAATACTTCTGTAGCAAGATCTTTAGTATTAAGAGAAGCTCAAAATAATGGTACAAATACAGTTAAAATAAAAAGTAGAGACAGTATAAGTTCTAGTTATACTCTTACTTTACCTCCGAATGATGGAAGCTCTGGTCAGTTTTTGCAAACCGATGGTAATGGTGGTTTATCATTTGCAACAGTAACTACGTTTTCTGGTTCTGGGTCTGCACTATCTGGTAATACATTAGCAAGTTCAATAACAGCATCTAGCTTAACTTCTGTTGGCACATTGACAGGACTTTCAGTAAATGGTGCTTTAACAGTTTCACAAAATATTAACGCTAATGGAAACATAGTTGGAGATGGCAGTACAAATATTTCAAGCATAAATCAAGTAGCAGCAACAACACATAAAGCTACACGATTCCGAAGTAATAATAGCAGTACCCCAGTATTTCAAAATTCAAGTGGAACAGAAACAGCGGCAGGGAGATTAGTAAGAGCTTTATGTCATTTTGATTCTTATAGAGGAGGTGCTGCAAACGATAACTATGCAAGTATAAGAAGATCATTTAATGTTAGTTCTGTCACAGACCATTCAGAAGGTGTTTTTACAATTAATTTCACCACCAACTTACCAAACAGATCTACTACTACAACTGCGATCGATTATCATAGATTTACTTTTAATAACCATTGTCAATGTTATTTAGATTCTGAGAATGGTGCTAATGCTGGTAATGTAAAAATTAGAATTATTGCCTCAACAAACTCAGGTGGAGTTTTAGATAAAAGTAGTGTCAATGTCATTAACTGTGCTTAAATTATAAATAAAAACTATGGCAGAAATCAGACGTATTATTTATCCAGATGATGAAGGTGGCATATGCGTATTGATACCAACAGGAGAAATTCCTTTTGAGGATGTTTGCAAAAAAGATGTGCCAGCAGGTAAACCATACATTATAGTTAATGCAAATGAATTACCTGATGGGGATTTTAGATCTGCATGGAGAGCAGATTTTTCTTCTCCTGATGGTACAGGTATAGGAGCAGATGCTTATTTTGAATCATTATGAACTCTAAACTTTCTATAGATATGACTGTGGCTAAAGAAATGCACAAGCATCAAATAAGGGCTGCAAGACAAGCAAAACTTGAGGCTTTAGATGTTGATTT